GGTAGCTTAACTTGGGGCATAGGAGCCTATGGTCAGCAAGCCACTAATGAACCAATTGCAACTGGTAGTGCACTTACGATTTCAATCGGAGCAATTGCTACAGAAGTAAATGATTCTTATGGTTTATTGGCTTGGGGTCAAGGCACTTGGGGTATTCAAGGTGCTGGTGAGGCTACTGTAACTGGTGTATCAGCTTCTACTTCAGCTGGTCAGATAATTGCAGCTTTTCCTGATCATACCGAGGTTCTAACTGGTCTTGCAATGACATCTTCTATAGGGACGGCCTCTGGATCGTTCTTATTAGGTTGGGGTCGTTTTGCTTGGGGTGATTTTGATTGGGGTGAAGCAAACGCTGCAGACGAAATCGTAAGTGGTTTATCATTAACCACTTCAGCAGGTCAGCTTGGGTTCCTTGGCGATTCAATTATACCTGTAAATGGTCAAGCATTAACAGCTACTATTGGAAATGGCATACCTGTTATAAATGTAAGTTTTGCTGTATCAGGTGTATCATCAACTACTGCAATTGGTAGTGTTGAAGGTGTTGCTGGCTACACACCTGCTAATACGA